TTATTTAATGTTTGTTGACTAGCCATAGTTTAAATTCCTTGAGATTCCATAATGTTTATTAACTGTTTTACTTTATCCTTATTGTGTCTATCAGTTATAATAGTTTTTACTGTATTTGAACGAATAGTATAGTCATTAAAAACTGTTTCATAATTTTTATAAAATTCTGCTCGTTCTGTCAATTCACCTGTCTGTGAGTCTGTTTCATTTTGAATCCGTTTGACATCTTGTAAACCTTGCTCATCTTGAGTTTCAAAAACTTCTTCTAAAAGTTTGTAGGTTTCTGGATCTGTTTCCTGCATAGACATTAATGCGTTTTCAGCATGTTTTAATTCTACCCATTGGTCAAATCCTTTTAAAGCGTAATCGTCTGTAATAGCTAACCATGCACTTTTAGCTTGAGAATATTTTTTATGTCCTCTAGCTATTGTAGCTATAAGTCTTAAATAGTAAGCAGCCTCTTTTGGCTTTAATTTTGAAATATCTACTTGCCCACTTAAAACTAATGCAACGTCTTTATCTGAAGCTGCTCCTGGTGGTAAAAATGCTAAAGCCTGATTAACTCTAATATTAGTAAGTTCTTGCTTTATAATGTATTCAAGATCCCCCATTCCCAAATTAGCAGCTAATTCAGAAACAGCGGCAGGTAAATAGCCACCAACAAAACCAACTTCATCCATTTGTTTAGCAAGACGCTCATATTTAGAAATATTTGCGTCACTTTCTTGTATGTCATCTCTAATGGATTGGCTAAAATCTTGTTGTGACGCAGTTACTTTCATTGGTTTACTTGGAACTTGTCCTAAATTTAGCTGCCATTCTTCAGTTCCATCAGTTTTATTTATTCCAGAAACAATTTTATGTAATTCACCGTTTTCTTGCTCTACTTCAGATTCCACAATTTTAATATTTTCTTTATTAGGGTTTCTTAGAGCTTCCTTTACCCAAGTTTTAGCTATATCCTCATTCTCTTCAATAATTTTTACGGTTTCAGGAGCTAGTTTTTTACTCTTAGCTAAATTACCTGCATTTTTTAAAAAGGTTTTTTTCTTTTCTTCTTCCGTTAAAGATTCTCTAGTTTCTTTAGACCTAGTTCTTAAATCTCTAATGTCTTCAGGAGTAAAGTCTATTTTTTGTTCAGCACCTAACTGTAACATACCGGATAAAACATCCGCTCTTTGATCGGCAGTTATTGGTGAGCCATCTTCTTCGTTCTTAATATTACTTAAGCCTCGTTCATAGGCATTTAAAGTTAAAAGTTTTTGCCTTTGCCGTTCTTTTTCCATTTCCTCTTGACGAGCTTGTTTCATGGAAGGTAAAAAACCACTCACGGCTTGAGCAGCCATTTTAGCTGTAGGGTCTAAACCTGTAGCTATGGAGGATAATAATCCTGGGTGTAATCTAGTAGCTGCCATTATATTCTCCTATTTACAAATTTAACCAACCGCCATCACCAAATGCTGAACTTGTTGCACCACCTAACAAACCGGAACTAATTGAACCAATCAAATTAGCTATAGCTTGTCTAGCGGCTAGTTCAGTTTCCAAAGGAGTCATTTGGGCATCAGCCATATATTCAGCACCTTGAAGCTGTCCAGTTTGTGCTATGTTCTTTAAGTTAACCGCAGGACTTAACATAGTTAATAGACCAGCTTGAGGTAATTGCATATTCTTCATGTACATAGAACCTAAGTTAGCCTGTTGTAATTGATCTGCTCTAGCTTGCGTAATAGAGTCAACAGCGGCTTGGTTTTTAGCTTCCTGTATAGCTTGTTCCATTGCTAATTGTTCTGGAGTTCCACCAAACATGGACGTTCTGACTCCTAATCTTCCTTGGTTAGCCAGTTGTTCCTGAAGTTCCATTCTTGCTCTGTCTTCTTCAGGTCTTTGTGCTGCTCTAAGTGTTTCATACAAAGCGGATTGTCTATCGTCCAGATTTAACATACCTCTGTCAAAAAAGGTTTGTGCGCCTGTTCCTAAAGAATCCTGAAGTGCCTGTTGTTCATCGCTTAAAGCTAAAGTTAATCCACCTTCATCAGTTCCTGTGACTGTACCTAAACCGGAGGAAGTAACTGTAAAAGGTTTAAATTGAGAAGATGCTGAAGCAATATCACCTATTTCATAAGCTCCTTTTAAATCTCCTTGTGGTGTACTGTAACCATATCCTGTTTGACCACCTAAATCTTCAAATTTTTCTTTAGCATAATTAACACCTGCTAAACCAGCGGCCCCGGTTCCAAAACCAAATAATTTGTCTAAAACACCCATCAGTATGTCCCTCCTTCAATAGTCCCTGCCGTGAGGGTTCCTGATACATTGACGGTAGTTGCCGTTACCGTTCCTGTTAAAGTAGGACTAGCTGAATCCGCTTTAGTGGCAACAGCAGTTGCTAGGTTGTCAAATTCAGTATCAATTTCTGAACCTTTAACAACTTTAGCAGCGTTACCGGATGCCAAAGAATCCTTAACAAGAAAATTTGTTGTCTTTGTGTAGTTACTCATGTCATTCTACCTATCAATGCTTTAATATTCATTTGTTGTAAGGAGAGAGCGTTATCATTAATAATTGCCTCTACTCCCACCTTAACTGATTTACCTTGTCCTGTCGTTTTTACTGTATCGTCCGCAATAATAATACCGCTGGAATATTCCGCAGCCGTATTGTATTCCGATACGTTGTACTCTGCTAAACTAATGTCAGCTATAGTAAACGATTGTTGTGAAAAACCGTTAGAAAAATTATACGCCCAGTTAGCTGTAGCAGTTACATTTTGACCACCAACCATAATCAAGTTTATTTCCTTAAGTATCTTAAGTCTTGAAGGATCACCAAAGGATAATTCATTACTAAAATACCTCATGTGATAAGTGCTGGAAGTTCCGTCTATGTATCCATCGTATTGAGTTAATCCAGCGGAGCCTCCAAAAAACAAATCTCCTGCTATAGTTCTAACTCCTGTTAAGACAGTTGTACTTGACCATGTTGTAGCTCTACTAGCTCCACTGTCTAAAGCGGCTCTCATGTCAAAACAATAAATAATACCACTGGTTGGAAACACTAATAAATAAAAAGATTCTTCAGGACTGTATACAGCTTTAATTTTCTTTTTGTCCGACTCTAATGAAATATAATATACAACGTCATCAGTAACCGTAGCGGACACAGTAACAATAGGCATAGATTTTTCTTGAATTGTTCTTCCTAAACTTACTACGCCTGAACTAGATAAAAATATTAAATCTTTACCTGTTGATTTTACACTGTCCCTACTTACACAGCCTACACCACTAACTGTGTCTTCCAAAGTCATACTAGCAGGTGAAGTAGCTCCTGAGTATACTATAATAGAATGAGTACCAAAAATAACTAAAAATCCATTATGTCCAGCTAAAGCAACTATTTCATCGTACCCATCAGGCCATACATTAGATAAATTAATAGAACCTGATGAACCTCCTGTCCACTTATGTCCACCTAATAAATCAGACCAGTACACCGTAGATTTATCAGTAGCAAAATCCGCTGCCCAAAGCCTACCATAAGCACCAATAACTTCATTAGCTTGTGGAGGTGTTCCTGCTGCACTGGTAACTGCTGACATCTTTTGTAAACCAGCAGAGTTAGAGTAAACTAAAGGCTCATATCCTTGTTGAAAAAAATAAGCACTATTATTAAAGTTTACAATTTTCCAGTTATTAGCTGATACTGAATAACCTCCAGGTAAAGATACTTCAGTCAACACTGTATTAGTGGATGTACCTTTAAATATTTTATTGTTTCCACCACCAAAGATTAAATTATTTCCGCTGGCATCTAAAAATTCTCCTACGGATTCTAATCCTGCACTTGAACCTAAAGGAGTTAAACTTGAGGTAACTGTTTTAATTCCTTTTCTAGCACCAATACGACCATATTTGTCAATAATACAGTTTTCCGCTACTGAAGCAAAGGAAAAATCATCATTAACAGGAGAGTCCTGTGTGTTGACTCCTTTAAATCCAGGAGCCGTAATTGCTAAGTTTTGTAATTCTTGAGCCATTAAGGTGTATACCAAATAGTTTCTTCAGGATGTTTAGACGCATCAAAAGCAATAGCATCAGTTAAATATTTATTTGCTAAATTAAAATATTCCGCTGCTGTTGTTCCTCCGGTTTCCCCCCGTTCTCTAGCCAACAAAGCTACAGCCATGTGTATTACGGGCGTATGGGGAATTGCCATTGTGTCCGTTTTAGCTGATAACGCTACAGGTTTTTTAATTACTGTAAATACTACAGACTCAGTGGCATTAGGTTTTGGATAAAGTTTTACTTTAGTGTCATCACTGGAATCAAGACCGTCAAACGTATAATAGTTAGGGCTTCCGTCCGCTGGAGTAGCTATGGAATACTTATCAGCAAACCATTTTTGTGTTTGGTACTCCATAAACCAATTCTTTGTATCGTTCAAAGCATGTAGGACTTTAGTGCTTTCACCGCTGTTTGTTAAGGAATAACTGGATGTCCCACTTGATGTAGTGACTGTTATGTCCGTCCGTAATGCTGACCAATCCCAAGAATCCTCACAGAATTTTTTAGCGTCATTAACAAAATCACCTACCATAGTGGAATAGGTTGTTTCAGTAATATCGGAAACAGTATCTTCCCGTAACCGTCTTAATACATTATTAACTATATCTAAATATGTCATTTATCCACGACCTTGATTTAAAAAATTAAAAAAACTAGCTGGAGCTACAGCGTATTGATTGTAAGCGTTGGCAAATTGATTTTGAGCACCCAACAGTCCTGGTTGTTGTTTTTGAGATTGATTTAAAGATGTTTGTTGAGGCTGTCCTTCCGTAGAACTTCCCATCAAACCTTGTAAAAATCCTTCAGAACCCATCATTGACATAGGTAAAGCCGCTAATGCCATTTTTGTTGGATTCCATTGTGGACCACCAGTAAATGGAGTAAAGTTAGTTTGACCACCACCTCCACCACCGCCACTTAAATCTAAATCATCATCGTTACCATCACTAGGGGTTCCTCCTCCCGATTCTTTAGGAATACAAGAATCAGTACCGTAAACATAACCTTCTTTACAAGGACCACAAGAACCGTCTTCATTAACTTCTGCATTAGGGTCAGAACAAGTGTATTTAAAGGGTATACAATTTCCTTCTCCGTCTTCCGTATAGCCGTTAATACATTTACCACAGTAAGTTTCTCCTGCTCCTATTCCCATGTTTCCAGTTGAAACAGTTACTCTATTTTGTGCTGCACAATCAGGATCAGTATTTTTACATTCCTCTGGATTTGCCGCAGCATACTCTGGATTACTACAGTCTTGAACTGGAGTATCAGTATCAGGTACACATAAATCCGTTTCATTTCTATTGTACCCTGAATTACATTCACCACAACTTCCGTCAGCATTAACTTGGGAATTAGGATCAGAACACGTTTGTTTTTCTACACAAACCCCATCTATATCTACAAAATTTCCTAAACATCCACCGCACTCTAGTGAATTACCAGGAATGTCTTGCCTATTTTGTTCGGCACAAGAAATTCCTTCTACGTCAGGAACACATTTATCTAAAACTGGATCACATTTGTGAGGTACTCCGTCTACGTCAGGACAACCGCCTTCAGGACAACCTAAACTTTGCTCACACACTAAATCAGCATCAATCCAACCACCATTACAAGGTTTTTCACATCCAGAAGGAGAACTATCGTTTGCTCTTGCTCCTTCACCGTATGTATCGGAACAATAGTTTTCTGTAGGGGTATCTGGAAGTACACAGGAAGTTCCGTTCCAAGTTCCTCCCTTTTCCGCACATTCTTCTTCTTCAGTAATTAAATTGTTTTTTGTTACAATTCCACCTAAGACGGAAGAACCAATTATTGCCCATACCCAAGGAGGCCATTTGCTTGAATCTGCGCCAAATATATCAATAAGGTCATCTAATACTTCCTTAGGTAAATCAGCCCAAGTACATTCTTTAGGAGTTCCATCAGGTTTTTTACAATTTCCAGTTAAAATATCACCGTATTTTCCTGCTCCTGTTATTTTATCTTCTAAAGTTTCAATTTTACCTATAACTTGTCCAAGAACGTCTGTACCAATGCCTACAACAGATCCAATAGCACCACCTATTAAATCTCCAGGACTACAAGTATCGCTTATACAACAATCTGCGTTTGGCTGTAAAACACATAAACTATTTGAAATACGTTCCGTTGCTGTACAATCTCTTTCATTTCCATCATCGTCTATTTTTGTACATTCTATTTTACCGGAAACAGTTTCAAATATACCTCCAACTTTTTGCATCATTTCCCAAATACTGGGAAGTTTAAATATGCCTACACCTAATATTTTAGCCCATTCAGGCAAATCAATAATGGAAGGAAACATAATGCCAAGATTGTCTAAAACTGATTCAATATCACAAGGTCGGCCTTGAACACACTCAGCAAAAATTTGATCTAAATCAGCCCAAATACCTACATCGTCAGTTATTGGAAACTGTCCTGTAGCTTCAATCCAAGAAGTTAAATGTGGATTGTTTTTCATGTCCGGATTATTAGATAATAAATCCGCTAATTCATCTACGCTAGTAGCATCTAAAATTTGTTGTCCAAAGTCAGCAGCTTCTTGTTTAGCTTTATCTTCTTGGTTTAAAGTTACTCCTGGAATTTCAGTTCCTTCAGCATTACATAAATCAGGAAAACTTTGGCAAAAAGTAGAAACTGGAGTACAAGGTAAAGAAATATCTCCTAAATTTCCAAACATTCCACTTGTAGCCATTGAAATATTATATTTAACTTGTCCTTCAGGACATCCTTCAACAGTAACATTACTAGGTTGATTTAAGGAAGAAGTATCAGTACCTCCGTTGTCTGTAGTTTCTGTAGTATCGTCAGTATTATTGTTATCATCAGTATTATTGTTATCATCAGTATTGTTGTTATTATTATCGTCCGGCCCACCAGGACCAAACAATTCAATACATCCTCTTTGTAAATGATTATTTCCTTTTGAACAATAATCTAGTGCTTGTGCGCCAGATATACAAGCTCCACCATAATTACAAGAATCCAAAGGATTGGGGACAACAACGCCAGGTGTTCCTGTTAAAGTTCCGTTTCTACAAGCTGCTCGTCTAGCTAATTCTGCTGGCTCACGTTCTTTACAAAACGCTCCAAGTCCTGGTCCTTTTCTGCGTGATGTTTTATCTTCTTCATTAGTTGGAACAACGGCTGAAACATTAGGAACAACTTGTGGAACATAAGCAGGAATATTTTGACGAACATCAGGAATACTGTTGTTTAATATTTGCTGTAAGTTAACTGGAAGCCACATTACTTCTTACCCCAATTAGATAAACTCTTAAGTCCAAAACTAGCGGCTATAGCACCACCTAAGAATGCTTTGTAGTAATCAGGCATAGTTTCAAGAACAGCAAACCCACGTTCCACATAAGGAACGATGTCAGGAATAAAAGCCCCAATAAGAGGCAAGCTGAGAATGACAGCAAACCATTCATCCTTCCAACTATTAGTTGACGCATCTGCTTGTATGGCCTCCCAATCGGCATCAGCTTCTATACGTCTCATTTTGGACGCATGTACAGCCTGTTTTTCCTGATGCTTATTCTTTAGGTATCCACCTACAAGATTAGCTACAGGTGATATTAACGCTTGCCACATATTAGTCCCTAAAAGTTGTTGTCTGTGCAACCAGTACAGGTTT